ACAATCACCTCCAGTCTTGAGGTAATCATAATCTTTTTACCAGTAACCTACGTACGGAAAAATTAAGAGGGAATGCTATTCACACGCCCTCTTAACAAATACTGATACTACTCCGTTTTATTAGCCTTATTATACTGTGCTGTGCTAATTCCAAGAATAACTCCAAGGAATGTATCAATAGCTGTAATCGTACCAACAACCTGCTCACCATATGGGAGTCCCCAAATGCCTGCAAGAGCAAAATATAAAGTACCAGCTGCTGGAAGCAAATACATTGCAATCCATTTCAGTGTGTCGTAAGTCTTGTCATTAAGTTTCATCATGTTCGTCCTCCTTATTTTGAATAAATTTATGTATTGGAAGTTTATCGACCTCCTGCATAGTTCTTTTAGCAGAACCGTTACCTCCCAATTTTTCATATGGTTCAAAAAGATATACTTTCAAATTTTCGTATTCATCCTGAGTAATATATCCTCTCTCAATGTACGACATACCAAGATACATAATCCTATCATGTGCTAATCCAATAAGCATCTCTGTCTTTACATCTTTGTTTTCTGTTCGTTTTGATAAATACGCCCATAATCCAGAAGACGCAAGTACCGAACTGAAAATTGTAATTATTATTTGAAACCAAGGTTCCATAATTCCTCCTTTTTATGCGGCTAATGAAGCTGCTCACAATTGACTATAGCAGTGTTTTGATAATCTCTTCTCATTTCACACTCGTGAAGATTCGTTGGATAAATCGTGTTGGCTGCCCGGACATTACTCGTAATCTTTCCCTGTAATTTCCTTATACTCTTCTGCGGTAATCCAGCGACCAACTGCTAAGCGTACTCTACGCTCATCCCAGAGCTTATCATCATAATAGTCTTTAACCTTTTTAAAGTTTTTACTATGTTCCATATTGTTATTCCTCTCTTTCTAATTTACAGTTCTACATCCTGCATCATAGCTAAGAAGTCAATATTAGAAGACATTTTAGCCATAGCCAGTTCCATAGCTGAGAACTGACGTAATACAAACCAGTATTCTCCATCCATTTCAGTAATCTGGACAAGATCCATATTTTCCATAACCACTTCATTTTCAGGAGTTTTTACTGTTACCTCTGATAATTTTCCCTCAAACATATCTGCTGTAAGTTTAGATGCTGAGATATAGTTATCACCATTTTTTCTAAGGTTTTCAATAGTAGTGCCATCAGACAATACCATAGTATAAATTAAATCTTCCATATACTTATCCTTTCCTATAGATTACCCCGCCCACAAGGGGCGGAGATTTTTACTTAACCAATGATTCCATACGGACGAACCCCAAGAGAGCTAGAAGCGTGGCTGGAGGCCGGATAACCATGGTGGTACACAAGAGCGAAATCAGCCGAAGAAACGATGTTCTGTAGCCAATAAGTTTCTCTTGTCTTGATCATTCTTGTGTTAAGCTGCATAAGTGCCAGCTGTGAATTGCAAACGCTGTATTTTGTAGAAATTGTTATTCCGTCATTTGCTGGCTCGAAATAAGGTGTTCCATATACCATAACCTCTGACATAAGTGCAACTGTCTCATCGAGCCATGCTCCTCCGGACGGCTTTCCATTTGCAACTGCATTTACAAGATAAGTTCTATGCGTAAGGAGCATATCTCCAAATGCAGCTTTAAATTTCGCTTTTGCATTATCCAATCCTGTTTTATACATTACAGAGCCTACATATCCCCCCTCTGTTGTATTAGTCGCATTCATCTGACCATTATAAAGTGATGATGCCGGAACAATAACAAGGTGATGCTTTGTGAAATCTGTATCGCCACATCTAAGGAAATAGTCCATATCTGCAATAACCCAGGTCACACCGCCAATTACCCAGTAATCCCCGATAAACAGGTCGTCAAAAGTTCCATTTTGAACAGCTGTCTTCTGTGCTGCTGTAACCGACGAACCAAGATTCTTTCCTCTATATACATTACGATGATTAATCGCCGATACAAGTCCAGCAAATTCTACTGCTGCATTTGCCGCTGTCATTTTCTTTGTTCCACCAGTACCATCTTTAATAATCACATCTCCACTATCAAATCTGGTTGCTTCGGAATAATCCGTTACTTTAGGCATTTTCTTCAATCCTCCTTAAAAATAAAAAAAAGCCTTAGATTTCTCTAAAGCCCTTTGTAGTCACTGTCTAACATTGCATGGTCTGTTACATATCCTAATCTACTGATAATACTTCTTATAAAAGTATCTAAATGAGATACCTGCTGTCGTAATGATACAACTTCGCTCTCATCAGCAAATACTATACGTCCCTGTATTTCATTACCGCTTGAATCGCAGATGTTCTGTCCTGATGAGTCATAAATTGGCTGTAATACGGAATGTTCATTAGCAAGCTGTGAACCAAATTTTCCGACATCTGCTCCAAGAATTTCTTCATATGCTGCTTGTGCTAAAGATGCTGAATTTGCTGCCGCTGTTTCAGACTTCTTGGCATTTGTTGCTGATGCTGATGCATTAGAAGCTGACGATTCCGCTGCATTCTTCGATAAAGCGGCTGAATCAGCATAGCTTTTCGCATTCGCTGCATTTGAACTTGCTCCACTCGCTGAGCTTGCCGCATTAGATGCTGACGATGCCGCTGCGTTTGCTCTTGAATTTGCTGTACTAGCATATCCAGATGCCTGGCTTGCAGAGCTTGCTGCTTTTGCTGCTGCATCAACTGCCTGTTCTGCATATTGCTTAGCAGTGATGTATTCCGTTGTTGACCTTATGCTCTGTTCCTGTACAGGGTTGAAATCAATCTGCACAGCAATAGCCCCACTGGATACAATCTTATTGTTTAGCTCAATCTCTACAATAGGATTTATTTCTCCTGCTAACGCAGTCATCTGCTTTGTAACTTCAAAATAAACCGTATGCATAGCAGAATCCCATCCTAATGCTGGGTTATATACAAAGTTACCGTCAACCTTACCACATCTTATATTAACAGTTGCACCGGTAGGTATTGTATACTCAAGTCCATCATTATATAGCTTTACCGCAATAATCGGTAATCCCTGATCATACTGTACAAGATGAACCGGACGTACAATCTGCCGGGCTGTCATATCGGCATATGTATAATGTACAACTCTATTTGAGTCTGGTGTATATACACCCATTCTTAATCACCTCCTAAATCAACGCCAGTCATCATTGACAAAAATTCCACATCAGAACGAAGCTGTTCTTGTTCAGAAGTATCTTGTGTAATGTCTTCACCTTTATCTGGCTTAGATACTTCATTATCTGCCTCGATTAATACGAGGTTCTTATCTTTCAATTCTGTAGTATTTTCTTCCATAAAACCTCCTAATAATCATTCCAACCTGCACCAATAAGAACGCCTCGTTCAAATTTGAGATATGCGTGTCCACTACGCCATCTAGCAGCGGTTCCATTATCATTCATAGAATCAATCTGTACAAAATTCATAGTTCCAGTTATTCCACCACCATTTTCCCAAGATACATTTTTGAGTTTATAGTAATGCATATCGACATTACATCCTAAATTTATAGTATCGGCATCATAGGTTGTATCATTTGAATTATAGCCATTTCTTTCATATAAAAGTTTAACTAAATAACTTTGACCACTTTTAGGCTGTGCAGCCCATGTCATATAATCGCCATCTTCATCTAAGTCGAACACAAGACCTCTACGATTGTCATTTCCAGTCCAACTATTCGTACCTATTTCTCCTATGTACTTATCGGCATACTTATAATGAGACGCCCCAGCATTAATATTGGCTTCTTTACTACCGGATTTACAATTAACCTGTTTAGCAGTTATATTTAAAGCGTTTACATATGTTGTTGTAACTGTATCCTTAGTGATTTTGGTCACATTAGCCTTTGTCTGATACCCTTTATCTTCAACAGCCGACATAGTTGTATATTTACTATCGTTCGTAAGTTCTGATACTTTTGTTGGAATAGACGGAGTGTCTGAAATATTTTCATAAGAAATCTGAACATCTTCTGACAATGTTATTCCGTTCCTATCAAGTCGAATAAGAACATTTCCATCTGTATCCTTTATAAGTGCCGTACCATTTGAGTTGTTCTTTCCGCCAAGAATCAAAGTGCCACCGTTTATACGATTTGCACTCATTGTCCCAGTCTTAACGAAATCCGCTACAATCTGACCATCCTGTGTCATAGCTAAAGCAAATGGACCATTATATCCTGTTGAAGAATATCCTAATCCACCTTTATTCCAGCGCCATACTTTCTTAGCAGTAGCAATATCATCTGTATCCATAATAAGAATTTCATCCGGATACTTTCCACCGGTGCTGCTGTGCATAATCACATAACCACCAAGACCTCCACTAATCAACTGCGTAGCATTCTCAATAGCCTGTTGCATAAATGTTTTGGTAATAGTATCAGAAATTGCCTGCTTTTGATCAGAAATAGTTGATGCGAGATTTGTTCTTGATTCGCCAAGTTCAATTGATACATACTTATTACTGATTGCATCATATATAGTTTTTATGCACTTTGCTGTAGCATTAACATTTAACTCTGGAAATTCAACGCCTACTGTATCACAAAGATGTACATCTTCCAAAAGTGCATATTTAGCATACTCAGAAGATTGTGATAACTGTACAAATGATACAGTCAATGATACAGCTGGTACTCCTATATTGTTTGCTTTCATATAAGAATTAGCTCTTGTTCTGAGCTGCTCTTGATTTGGTTTTTCCTGCCATTCCTGCGATAAATCCAGTGGATAAATCCTTGTAAAGTTATATGTACCAGATGCTTTTACAATCTTCTCATTTAACTGCACAAGACCTTCCTGCTCCGAATACCAGAATGGATAAACACCTGTATAGACAGAACTGCAATTCTCTTCCTGTTTCAAATCAGTAAGATTTTTTCCGTATCTGATGCTAACACCTCTATCAGCACCTCTTTTATTCCAAAGCTTTACGTTGAATTTATCAAATTCATATTCTCCTCCATACACATCAAGGATTGAACCATCAACGCCTCCAAGAAGTGAACGCATACTCGATGGTTTGAGAACTGTCATATTTGCAGTTGTAGTTTTATCCGTTGAAAACGAAAACGGACAATTGACCGCTGATGCAGATTTCATATTAATAAATGCATTTTGAACTGTGTCAGCTGCAAATGCCGATACAGGGTATCCAGACATATCGTAACTTATATGTTCTGCATTTACTGTTACAATTCCATTGATTGGCTTTGTAATTGCATAGATTCGGAATGGTTGCAAGTCAGAATAAGGATTCGGCTTTGCCATAATTATACGTCTAAGCTGTAATTCCTTATATCTGATACCTGTAACCGGATATTCCATTTCGAGTTCAAATTCACCATTTCTTTCTTCGGTAACTTCGCAAGTAATAGCATCGCTTAATGTGCCTAATCCATTCGTTGTGAATGATGTTTCTGTAGACTCATGAAGAGTAATCATAGTGTCCACCATTTAGGTATCACCTCCACACTTGTTATTCCACCAGAAAAAGAAATTTCGTTTTCACCTTTTATAAGCTTCGGAAATCCGTTGCTCAAAGTTACAAGTGAATTACAATTTGTAGTCCCTTTATAGGCATCCTGTAACTCACTATCAATTGTTAGATACGAACTAATATTGGAAATGGTAATAACATAATCACCGATTCTCAGATTTCCCTTTCCAGAACCGTTCACTTTTATAATAGGAAGCGACTTGAATCCTGTGGGATTTCTTAATTTGCTCGTTGCTCTAACAATTACTGGATTATCACCAGATTTAAGAAAACGCTGAGGTTTACAATCAAATGCGACTGTAATACGCCCAGCGTGCTGTAATATGTTTTCGATTGTTCCGCCACTCTTATAAGCAGCAAGTCGATAATATTCCGGCTCATATGAATCTTCCAACTTAGCATATCCAGATGCGGAGTTAAGCCACTCCGAAATGAAATTTGCCATCATTATAAAATCCTTATTTTCATCACCAATAGCTATGTCATAACTTCTTGATACGTTTTTATATGACCCTTTATCGACGTAAATATCTCCGTTTCTTCCAGGAATATGTGTAACTTCATAGTCCTTTTCCGGAGTTTCATATCCAGGTGGGTGCTCCACTTGGATAGCGAATTCTTCTGACGAAATGCTATTGTAAATAATTACGCCCATGAAGCATCCCTCCTTTCAACTTGTCTCTGAATAATATTTGATACTTCCTCTGCAATTTCTTTAGGATTACTTCCTGTGATATTGAATGTATTTTCAAATGAATTTCCGCCGTTGAAGTTTCCAACAGCATCTGAAATCTTATCTAACACACTGAAATTATCAGTTGCTTTACTTCTTACTTCATTAATACGACTGCCGGTTCTATTGGCAATGTCTAATGAACCGGATAACGAATACCCATCAACACTCTTCATCATACTAAATAACTGATTAGCACCATTTTGAATATTTGACAGATCCATTACCGGTCTTATAGTAGGCTCTGCGTCTATATCTGAACTAACCAAATCTGCAATAGTTGAAAGTGTGTCAGACATTGCTCCAACAGCACCTTTTCCCATATCAACAGTAGCGTCAGATACTTTTCCGGCATAAGCTTTTACACCATTGACAAAGCCTTCGTCAGCATACCTACCGATTTCAGCAAATACCCTCGATGGTGAATGAATACCAAGGAAATTCTTTACTCCATTCACAGCACTCTTTGCAGCGTTAATTGCTGAGTCAGCTAAATCAGAAGCTTTATCTGCGATACCATTTATAAGTCCACCTATAATATGCTTTCCTACATCTTTAAAGTCATCTATTTTATCATAAATAACCTGTTTGGCATCTGATAACAAGCTTTGAAAAGTCTCTTTTAAATGCGATAATTTATCTTTGATACCCTGAATCAATCCAGAATCCATTATTTTTGAACCTATTTCTTTAATATCAACAACTCCACCAGTAAGTACAAGAACCGCTGCACGAATCAATGCTTTAAACAAATTTCGTATATCATTTGCTAATCGCTCAGAGTTATTATCGATAGCACTAATAATTCCTTCGATGAAACTCAAGAGCAAATTAACACCAGACTGAATCACATCTGGTAATTTTTGAGCTATTCCGTCGATGAAATTTAGCACAATATCTATAGCAGTCTGAACCACCATTCCGATATTATCTGCAATTCCCTGTAGACATGCAATCAGAATATCGAATACAGCCTGTACAATTTCTGGCGTATGCTCAGCCAAAGTTTGAAGAGTTGTAACCAACAATGTTACGAGAACTTCGACCAATTGAGGTACCACATTTGATATCGCCGACAGACAAGCAGTAATAATAACGACAAGCGACTCTAAAATTTGTGATGATGCCCCTGCTAATGCAACACAGAACTCAGCAATTCCCTCTGCCAATTTTACCAATACTGCCGGAATCAAATCTGCCACGCCTGTAATAATGACTGCCAATGCCGCTACAAGTGCTGTCGCTCCTGCTGTTCCAGCCGCAGCTATCGCAGTAAGTCCAACAGCAAGTGCCTGTAATCCAAGTCCAGCCGCTAATAAGCCTGCTCCTGTCGCAGCAACGCCTACGCCTATAAGTGTTAATGCTCCTGCTAACGCCAGAATACTTGGAACTATCGGTGATAATACAGCTCCTGCCACACCTATAATTGTAAATGCACCTGCTAAGGAAATTAAGCCTTTAGCAATTGCTTTCCAACTCATAGCTCCTAATATACTAAGCACTGGAGCCAATACGGCTAATGAAGCACTTGCAATAAGTAACGCTGCTGAACCAGCCAATGTTCCGTTCATAAGATTTAACGCAATCGACAATTCCGCTAACGCTACTCCCATAGTAACAAGTCCTTTTCCAATCTCTTCCCATGTCAAATTTCCCATTGTACTTAGAACATTTGATAACATTGTAAGAGCACTAGCAACTACAATAAGACCAACACCGGTTGATACCATATTTTTAGGCATTAATTTGATTGCTAATGCAATCTCTACCAATGCTCCTGCCATAGCAGTCAATCCCTTACCAATTTCATCCCACTGCATAGAACCAAAATCCCCTACAGCCGATGCCATAATTTTCATAGCACTTGAAATAGCAATTAACGCAACTCCTGTTGATACAACATGCTTAGCATTACCTGTAAGATTTGTAAATGTTGCAATTTCTGCAAGTAATATACCAATACTTGTAAGCCCTTTTCCAATCTCACTCCACTGCATAGAGCCTAAATCTTTGCAGGCAGATGCTAATACTTTTATAGCGGCTGACAACACAAGAATTCCTGTTGCTGTTGATACTACTTTCCCACTAAATTTAGCCGTATTTAAGAATAAAGCTATCTCTGCCATCAGGACACCTACTCCAGTAAGTCCCTTACAAAGTTCTCCCCAGCTAAGTTTTGATATATCCTTGCAGGCAGATGCTAATATCTTAACAGCTGTCGCTAGAAATATAAGGTTAAAAGCACCTTTGGTAATTATCTTTTCATCTTTTGAAATAACTTTTGCAACTCCTGCCAAAACGCCAGAAATTACAGTAATACCAGTAAGTCCTTTCGCTATCTCATTCCAACTCAAAGATGCAATCTTTTTTAACGCTGATGCAAGAATTAACACTGAAACTGATAAACCCAACATAATTGTAGTTGTCTTTCCAGCTTTTTTAAGGTCTCCGCTTATCTTTGTAAAGATAGCCATAGATACCATAAGTTCGGCAAACAATCCAGTCATAGCTGTAATAGCTGATGCTAATTTTGCAGAATCAATAAGTGAGAGAACTACTATAGCCCCTGTGAGAATAGCAATTGCACTTGCAATCTTAATTAAAGTTCCTGCTTTCAATTGTGTCTGATATGCTTCAAAACAACCTCTAACACTATCAAGAATTCCCTTGATTTGGTCTGTTAGTTTCGTAACATCACTCACTGCATCTGTAATTCCTTTAAGAAATTTATTAATTCCAACCGCAATTCCAGCTAATGAAATTCCACTGAGAACATCGAACACACTTGAGAAATTGACATTATTGATATCTTCTACAAATCCACTTGCAAGAGTTTTCATTGCTTTTGTAATACCATTTCCAATAGTCTTTACACCATCCCATAATGCCTGGAGGGCTTGTAAAAACTTAGAATTTTCGAGTGCCTTACCCATTGCACCAATTGCAATTTCAACTCCACTTCGCATTCCATCAGCAGCTTCTCCAACTTCTGACATTCTTGTATGTACTCTTTCCAAAACGGAATGAATAACTGCAAATCCGCCAATATCATATTTCTGCTTTATAGCATTTACGAATCTTGCGACTGCGTCAACAGCTTTGTCGATTAAATCTGTTGCTACTGCCACACCTGTTTTTATAAATTTAACAACTGCTTGTATAGCTGCGTTAAATATATTCGTTTTCTTTATAGTATCATCAAGTTTTACCAGCCAATCTCCAAAACGTGCTGTAACTGATAAAATAGAACTTGCTAAATCGCCAGTTCCACCTAAAAGAGAACCAACACCTTTCGCTACAGCAACGAAAGCCTGTTTAACAATGTCAATTACTGCAAACAAACCTTTAAATGTCCTCTTCAAATTTTCTGAATTTGTATCACTTAGTTTCAGATGTGCTGTCAAATTTCTTAACGCATCTGTAATATTGTATAGTTGTTGTGCTGTCATCGGAGGGAAGATTTCGCGAAATGCTTCTTTCACTGGTTTGATAATACTAAGCACTCCCTCAAATGCGTTTCTTGCCGCTTCTATAAGTGCTGTTCTTCCACCTAAGTCTTTCCAACCCTGTAACATACTATTTCTGGCATCCGCTGATGAATTTATAATCGCACTGAATGTATCACTCATCTCTGTGAGTAGCTCTTTCGCTTCTTCAAAGTCACCAACGATAATTTCCCAACTCTGAGTCCAGCCAGACTGTGCTGCTTCCTTTAATGTGTCAAATAACTGAGTAAATGTCTTTACTTTAGTAGCGGCATCATTTGCTGTTTGACCCATTTTGATTATTGATGCTATCTGTTCGTCAGTATAACCCATTGTTCTGAGCTGTTCCTCATTTAAGTCACCAGTAAACTTCGATAATGTCTCAGTTAAGATATCTGATGTCAGCCAACCTTTCTGTAAAGTTTCTCTGAATGACCCTTCATCTTTAATCATGTCGTCAATTGCTATTCCATGCACTCTTGCTGTTTCTTTTAAGGCATCCTGGAATACTTGACCACCCATACCAGCATTTACAACTGAATTCCAGTCCTGCAATTTAACTGTTCCTGCTGCCAATGCCTGTGATAACTGATACATTGCCGTACTTGCCTGCTGTGAATTTGAACCAGATACGGCGGCAAGGTTTGCAATACCTTTGATTGCGGAAACAGAAGTGTCCAAATCAACGCCGGCTGCTGTGAAAGTACCAATATTACGTGTCATCTCCGTAAAATTGTAAATAGTCATATCCGCATAGTGGTTTAACTCATCCAATGCATTATTGACCTGGTCAAGGGTCGTCCCATTTGATGAGGTATTTGCTAAGATTGTCTGAACAGCATTAATCTGTGTTTCATATTCCTCAAAACCTGTTCTTACAGGATCAATAGTCAACGCCGACATAATGCTCTTTCCAGCATTTACTGCTGAATTTGTAATATTTGCTAAAGCTGTAATAGCCATTACCTCTAATGCTGAAAATTTTGCATTAACAGTTTCAACAGCATTTGCTAACCCAGAAAGATTTATCTTACCGGAGGCTTTTTCAACACTTTCAAGTCCTTTTGTTGCTCCCTCCATATTCAAACTCTTTTTAAGTTTGTTTATCGAAGATAAGCTTGTCTGAATATTATTTTCAAACTGCTTATTGTCAAATCGCATTTCTACGACTCTTTGGTCAACAGTTGTACTCATAAACTTGTAACCTCCTTCCACGCCGACTTGACAATTTCGTCAAAAATAGGCTGAATAGCAGGATTGATATAATCTCGACCCTGTACCCAGCCTCCGTTACGAGTTCCATGTCCATACTGCAAGATAATTGCAATTGGAACTCCATTTTGAATATTCGTGTTATAAAAACTAATAGATACCGAACCCTTCTCCTGTTTTATTTCGTAATTCCATGAATTTGCAGTTTTTCCAGTATCTCTCGGCGTAGCAGACGCAAGGGCTGCCACACCTTGGCGACCGTATTTATCAAGGTCCCCTATTCGTGCTACTTCTTCCACTCTTTCCAGATACCTGGTGAGTTTATGGAAATCGCCCTTTTGTCTGAAACTTATCATGATATATTCCTCAAAAATTATTATTTAGCAAGGAAGTTTTAATTCCATACCTGCATATAACATAGTATCTAATGTCATATTATTATACTCTGCCAGTTCCTGAGCCCTGCATTCATCGCCTAAATAATCTCTTGCAATCTGACAGAATGAACCACCTGGCTCTACTGTTGCATATCTTCCATCTGTATTTTCCTCAGATGTGTCATTGTCTTCCTCTGATTCTTCTGCATTATCCGAATAATATTTTGCTTCTACAGCTGCCTGATAATCAGCCCAGCTATATCCTGCGGATGCAAGTTTCTGCTTGCGTTCTTCCCCATTTCCATATTCGCCGCGATATATTGCATCTACTACAGACTCATCTATATCATCACTTGGTGTATTAGATGATTCATTGAGAATGCTGCTTAAATAATCATTAAATATTCTTAATCCGAAATCATTTATTATGTCTAATGTAGTTTCATAATAATCAGGAGCTGTTGCGTAATTGTAACCTACCCAATTATCATTTTCATCTCTATCTGTTCCATTAACAGCATTAGTGAGACCGTATAATTCTCCCTCAGGGGTATTGGCAGATGTGGCGTCATCGTAATTATTCCACTGCATCAAATCCAAATATCCATATAAAGCTCTTGTAACATCTGGATATTTTGCAAAACTGTCTTTAATACTCACATAATTTCCATCAATATATTCAGTAGTATCGCATTCAATATCACTTCCTTTTATTCCAAATAATGAAGATGCATTTAAGTTCCACCCTGATTCTTTAGCTGCCTGTGCAATGATAACAGCTGGACTTATAGTCTTTTTTCCTTCCCTTATATATTTCACACATGCATTACATACAACAGGTGCGAGTGTATTAACAAAATCATTAACATGTTCATACTTAGTGTTTATTATTGGCATATTCATACTTATTCTCTCCTATCCTTTTGAATGAAATCTCTTTCTATTTGCAGCATTTATTGCAGCGTGCTGACGATATAGTTCCTGCTGACTCATTTTCTTTTTAGGTTGATTCTTCTCATTTAATACCCTTATCAAAGTAAACAATCTGTTCAAATGCCATTTCTGACATTCCATAGGAATATTGAAACTAATCATCCAGTAATAAATAAGTTCCGCTGTAATCTGCTCTCGATTTGTTGTTACTTTCTTTTTTGTTTCAGTGAACCAAGTAGCAGTCATTGGTAACGCAATATACCTGTTCACTTCTTCTATGTTTGCTATTGTTAAATAGTTGTAGCAATCGTCTGGTACATTCTGCGTAATGGTCATACATCGCACATAGTCAATAATTTCCGCAGTGGTTTTCTCTTTTTTGTTTATAAAAGGCTTATTCCACTTAGCTTCCCATTTAGCAACTGAAACCAAAGAATGCTCTAACTGTAATTTTTGTTCCTTTGTATGGATAAACTGTTCATTCTTTTCATCCCATAATTCAACTGAAGGTATTACAATATTAAGCATCTGTACACCTCCTAAATGAATTTACTGTGCCGTTCCCGAAACAACTGTTAAATTCTTATTCTCTGCTGCCGACTGTGCTGCATCATCCTTAATCTGTGGAATGATTGCATTAATGAAATCAGAAGCAGCATTAACATCTCCAGATAAGAACAATCTCTGAAACAGCACGTCATATGCCGGTGATTCTGTGAACGCTTTACTGATTTCTTCCCCTTTTTCAAGTCTTCTTCCATCTGCCGACTTGATGCCGTATGCAGATAAAATAATTTTCTTAAATGAAGCCATAATTTCCGGAACATTCTTAGCATTTACAATTCCCATGAGATACTCTGCAAGACCACCAGGCATACTTACCTCTAACTCCGTAATCTCTGTTTTGCTAAGGTTGAAATAATGGTCTTCTGTTCTTTCTGTTCCATTGAAATCAACATAAGTAATAGTTTCTTTATGCATTTTGAATTTCTCCTTTCAAATAAAAAGCGACGCCAGCCGAACTGAATACGTCGCATAGACTGAATATTTAATTAACCTTCTGTTGTCATCATGGAAATGATTTCATCAGGCATTGGAAGTCTTGGCTCAGTTGATCCAGAACTATCTGTTCCATAAAGAATACCTTCCAGCTTCTGAAGCTTTGTGGCATCTACCTTTGTTGAATCGAATGTCATTGTTGCTGTTGCTTTAAGCTTCTTGCCCTTAACAGCCGCAGTAACTTTAACAGGTGTTGCACTATATTCCCAAGACATAGCCAATGGTTCTGGACTCTCATTTACAGATGAATTTTGTTTCTCTGATGGAGAAGCAAGACAACCCCATACTAAGTGAAGCTTATAGCCATGGTCATTTGACTCTGTATCATTTCCGAGAATAGTCTTATATGCAAGACCGAACTTCTTACGGTTCTGCTGACCTGCATATACTCCCGGTGCAACCTCTACAGAACCATCACATTCTGCAAACTCATCCGGAGCCATGTATGCTTCGATAGTTCCTCCAGCTGTTTCAGCAGACATAAGATTGAGATACTCGATGTTATCTGCATAAATCTTATTTGACTCTGCTCCTCCAGGACTGTCTGTAATAGAACTTACACCATTCCAAGCAACACCCTTTGTGTAGCCATTTGTCTGAAATGGGTAAAGAGCGACTTCACTGACACCAGTTTCAAACAATCGCTCACCTTCATTATCCCATGTAAGTTTTGACATATTGATTTCCTCCTAATAATAAATTTCATATACTGTATGATTCAAATTATCCTTGGTATAGGCTGTATTGAACCCGCACATTGGTAACTCAGATACTTTGTCTACTATGTCGCTATCTGGATTACTGTCTATAACTGTCACCGAATAACGATTTGAAGACAAATAAACCCTGTCATCGGCGTGCCTCTTATCTTTTCCATTAAGGGCATACACAATGGCAGGGTATTTCATACTAACAGATGCTGGCGGCTGAAAATAAGCTCGACATTCTTTTCCTCTCTCTGGGCAATCTAATATGCCGCAAAGAATACTATGCAGTTTAAGTCGTCTGATCATTATAAACACCTCCAACTGTCAGAATTAATCGTGGATACTGAACTTCTACGCTCGTAATTTTCCACTTAGCTCCCATAAATACGATATATCGCATATTCTGGAAATTCTCATAAGCAAACGGGTCAGCAATAATACTAAACTCATTTGAAATATTAAGGTTATCATTAAGTGATGTTCCAGTTTCGTGCTGAGCCTTACTCCTATTAACATCACCATAATGATTATGCTCTACAATATGGTCTGTCCATACACCGGGAGCTGTTTCTTCTGATACGGAATAACCAATTGCTCCAAAAAATTTACTCATTTTGAAATTTCCTTTCTAAGATTTATCTTAGCCTGCTAAGTCGCCAGTCTGCTGACCCTTAGTATCTGTGACATCTTCCTCAATAGCAATTGCTGAGTGGACTCTTGTAAGAGCTCCAGAGCAGCGTGTCTCAAGAAGTGATTTCTCCTGGTTGAAGTCGATATCGAACTGAGTGAAGTGTGTGATTTCTCCACCCTTTGTTGCTCCGAGAGAATAATCCTGAAGATTTACGACAAGAGCGATAAGCTTCTTTGTCTTTCCATCTGAAGTCTTTCTTGTCTTGTTAGCGAACTGCTCAGCTGTATTGATGCTGCCAACATTTAACGCTGTAGCAAGCTCAACCTTAGAAGAGTAGATTCTTCTACCATTCAAATCTCTTGCAAGAAGCATTACATTTGCCATATGCGGTGTGCAGTATAAGTCTGGTGTACCAGTTCCCTTATAGTTCTCTCTTGCATAGAGTAATGTCTGTACCATTGCTTCAGCGTACACATAGTTATCACCGAAGTTTGCTCTTGTATTTGTTCCCTGAAGCTCAGCCTTCATAGTTGTAATATCGAGATCGGTATGAATTGTGTAAAGGTCGTCATCAAGCCAAATTGGTCTGATATGCTCTGGGAAGATTTTATCCTCTGCACCATCATCACGACCGTCACCAATCATAATTGCCTTAGCAAGCTCCTCGTTAAGGTTCATACGATCAATGCTGTACAGATATGCAACATAATCGAAATCAGTGATGTCAACAATGTCATCTCTGTTAAGTGCATTCCTTACATAAATAGTCTGTGGGTCTGTTGTTCTTCTTACAAGATTGAAGTTTCCTGCTAACTTCTTCTGCTTTCCTTTCTGGTAGCCATGTGCTTTAAGAGTGTCAATATTTCTGATATCAGCCTGTGTTGTTCTGATTCTTGACATAGGTGACTTATGTACCTTAGAAATAACAGTGCTAATCCAACCCTGATCATTAGTAATAAGCTCCGGTGCACCAGGTCTTACATCTGCATACTCTGGGAAAAGCTTAGAAAGGTCTCCTGTTGCAACACCACTGCTAGTTGCATCATGCTGAAGTGCATTCTCCTCTGCATACATCTGTAATGCATTCTTAAAAGTACCAACTGTTCTCATCTTTGCTGTATCAATTATAGCCACCTGGTCAGCATGAGAAAGTGTGTTATCCTGTGCCTGCACACTGTTCTCAAATACGTTATGTTTCATCGCCATTTTATCATTTCCTCCTTCATTATCATCTGAGTTATCATTGTTTTCATTATCTTCCATAATTGTCCCGATAACGGCATATACAGCAGTCTTCTGCTTTTCTGTAAGTGAGTCAAAGACATCTTCTACAGTCTCATCATCTTCGGACTTTTCTTTTTTCTTATTTTCTGAGTCCTTAGTTTTCTCTTCATCATCCTGTTTGTCATCGGAGTGCATAAACACTGTTACACCCTCGTCATAGCAAACAATTATTCCAGAACCATCCTCTCCATGAGCAATTACATCATCAATAAAAGCTCCAGGATTAGCCCCAGCAATTACAAGACTAACTTCTCTGATTAATCCATGAATTACATCAGAACCTTTCTGCATTAACTGATTTGCAAAGATTGACAATGACCTCACATCGCCATGCTGCACCAGTTCTTTTGCAGTTTTACCTTTTTCCGTATCGTTAAATTCACAATACGCATATACACCATCTTCGCGATTTTCAAGATGTGCTAATCCAAGTACATCATCAACATCATGGTTGTGATTCCAAACAAGTGGAACTGTTTCTCCATTCTGTGACTTGAACGCATCTTTCTTAATTACACGACCATCGGTGCAAGTGAGATTATTTCGTGTGGCATAGCCACCAAAATCATACTTCATTTTGAATTTCTCCTCCTATATCTTGATTTTCATCATCAGTCTGAGTTGCGATTCCAGAATCAGATTGTGATATGTTACTATTTCTCAATTCATCCGCCTTAGGGTCATCAGATGGTTTCCATCCAATTACCTGACGCATTTCATTTGATGATGCTACTTCATTTCTCGTAAACTTGTCCGTTATCTCAGCAATTTCACTGATTGATACAAGTTTAAATGGGTCTCTAAAGAACTTAATTGACTTGTTCTTTGTACGAGCTGTCTTTGTAAGGAACTTACGTTTCATTTCGTCAACAATTGCTGACAAAATTGGTTCTATTGTCCTATTGTAGTAATTAAGCATTGTCTTCTCGTCAGCTGTTCCATCTAATATGCTCTGAGTGATACCTAACTGGCTATATAGCATACTCGTCAAATATTCAATCTGCTTCATCAGATTATTCTCAACCGAACGATTTAACTGTGTAACATGCTCCGTTCCATCAATATACGCAATTCCATACTTTGAGCCGGATAACTGTTCTTCTATATCTTTCCTTCGAAGTTCAGCCTGCTTTCTTCTTGCATCTGATTTGATAACATATGGTAGCTGGATAATTAAATCCAATTTTCCGGAACTGCTCTGTTCATCAACAGCATCCAAAAGATTCAACTTTCGAACCAATCTCTGCATTGTAGAATTCGGTTCATTAATAACGGCATAAAGCGGATTTTCAATAATTGCTACGTTTCTCTTTGGCATAGTAATTGTCTGCCTTACACCTGTCTGTTCGTTATATACCTCCAGCTTTACATGCTGTGGATACCAATCAACTACTTTTCCTACTCGCATTGACGTTATATCAAATCCATTAGATATATCTGGGTCAATTGTGGTATCAATAGGTACTATCGCCACAACACCTTCATCCATCATCGACATGACGACATCCTGTATGAATGCTCTTCCTGTCTGGTCAAGATTTGCCTCTAATGATAAGCAATCATTAAGTCCAGATTTTATAACATTTAAAAACCGCCCTTCATCATCCAACTGAACATGCTGAATGTTAATGGCGGCTACATCTAAAGCTATTCGATTATAAACAGAGGTCACGATAGAACGCTCATTTCCTCTTGTGAGTCTAAATCTGTCTGGTCGATATGCATATCCTCCACCTATACCATACTGATAATTGGCGGTGGGGGCTCGATTCAGAAATGCATTCCAGGCGTGTTTCAGTCTGGAGCCAACTGTTAATTCCATTTTGAATTTTTCCTCCTTATTCAAACATATCTCGATTGAGCTTATATGCAACATAGGCATCCATCATAGCTGCTACTGCATCAATTTTCTGATCATATCGTTTTTTCAACAATTTACGATTTCCGTTAGTATCCTCTAAAGTAATACAGTTTCCCATCGTAAATGTCATAAGCTCCTCATCGAACAGAAGCATTCTATCTTCTGATAATTTCTTTAATTCTCCAAGTGGAACTGATTCTGTCTTAGCTCCCTGGATTACTTTTTCTACACCAAATACACCATTTTCCTGTGTCCAACGTTCTACGAAATCTTTTGCGTTATATGGGTCGTACCCAAAACACCTTACATCGTAACCACTTTCAATAATGTAGTTGTCCAAATCTTCATATACATCCATCATATCCAGAACAGTTCCTTCCATAACAATAAGACTACCTTCTTTAATGAACTCTTCATACTTCAATCTCATTGCAGACTGTAATTTCATTAATGTTCTCTGTGTTATGTAATTTCGTGTCTTTACACCAAATGCACCATTAGATAATGGGAACAAAAATGTAAATGCACAGAAATCATCTCCTTGTGATAGGTCACCACCCAAAGAGCAAGGCAACTGCCAAAAATCTCTTTTTCGATGTGGCAGAGTTTCTTCATATGTGAAGAAATACGTATAACCTTCCATCGGCAGACCAAATCGTTTTGCAAGTATATCATTTCTTGCTGCTGGGGCTTTCTCTGCTCTTTCAACATCAAGCTGATATGTGTCATAGCTGACTGTCTTTCCTAAGTTTGGATTAGCCTTCAACCACATATCTGGATTTGAAACTTCTTCGACAGAATCAAGTTTGTACCACCAGATAGAAACATGAGGGTTAATATATTCACCTTTTAGGATGTCCTGCAATTCCATTTTGATTGTATCGCCAGCTCCGTTACGGACTGTACCTTCAGAGCTAATAGCAACAATCAAATAATCGTCTACCTTTGACGCACCCTGCTCAATAGCACCGATTACGTCTTCTCTGATATCTCCGGATAACCATTCATCAACAGTTGCAACCTTGAGCTGCAATCCCTGTAACTTATCTATCCTCATCGGACGTATTTCCAATAACGAACCGGTAAGAAAATTTTCTATTCCTTTCTTGGTCGATGCCAATTTAACTCTATTGGCTTTTGAACCGCTGGTGTTCATTATTGAGCCATCTGTAAGAAATTTATAGAATGGTCCTCTTGAACGCGTAATAGCTGTACGAATAGGTGATAAGACTTCTTCTGCCTGTTTCATTGTTGGTGCGGTTGTAATCTGGTGTGTTGTCGTGATATCGACATTGAGAAAATAGTTCTGTAAACAAGAACCATACATAGATTTTGCGGCACCTCGTGCTACAATGAGGTACTGCTTGTTAATAAGCCTTTTTCGGATATGTTTTTTAACATAATGTCCTCCATGACCATCTTCAGACGGTTCATAGACACTTCTTTCAACGAAATAATACCAGCCAAAAATTTGTTCAGACCATACTTTAAACGAATCAAGAAGATTCAAATCAGAACCATCGGTAAGCGTTAATTCGTTTTCGCAATATAGGATAAATCCCTCAACTGCTTTGTCATCGTAATAGACTCCAGGGTTTGCAATAAGGTCATCAATACGGTTCATCTCCATAGAGATTTCCTTATTAACTGGTATCTCGCCTCGAATAACGGCATCACGAAACATGCCGTAATACTTCGGGACGGCTGTGTTTGATAATGCCATATTGTGTCTTCCTTTCGATTAGTTAATCATCGTCATCTTTGTCATCAGGTGACACTTTCCAGAATTTTCCAATTTTCTTATTATCATTTGCCTGGAATATTTTTGCACTTTCTTCCTTACCTACTGCTGAATCAAGAGCTTTTTTTGTTTGATTTAAGACAACGCCAGTTACAACTGCTTTCGCAGCTTTCTTAGGTGCCTCTTTGATTGCTTCTTCTGCGCCCTCCTTGGCACCTTTAACAGCATTCTTAACATATTCCTTACCCTTATCGGCTGCTTTCTGACTGAGGTCTTTCATCTTAACCCCTTTAAACTTTGACATTGCCTGCCCAATTTTTTCGGGATTTTTATGAACATAGTATGCTGCGGCTGCAATCGTCGCTGTACTTACTGCCGCTACTGCCATTTTTTTCTTTATACTCGACGAAATGGCTTTCTTTTTTTCGCTATCATCTGATTGCTTTTTTCTTCCAATAGAAGTTAAAGAGCCATCTTTATTCTGGTAACGACGTACTCCCCATTTCATTCCTTTGATTCCATGGTGTTCTAATTTATTATCCATTTTGATTATTCACCTCCATTTTTTACGAAAACAAAAAGAGACTATGTTTCCATAGTCCCTCGTCATGATTGAATATTTACTTTAACACTTTTAATTCATCCAATATGTCTGCTAATCGTTCTCCATTTTTCTTTCTCTTATCAATTTCGACCCATTCAGCGTTAGTTAATTCTCGTCTCAATCTCCAATAATGTCCTAATGATCTGTCATAGCAATACAAATCCTTTAAATTCTGCTCTTTGTGTAAATTCACATGTTTGCTTACAGCCTTAATTCCAGCTGTTGTGCAAGCCAGTAAACCTGGACCAACAAGCAGAACAACTTCTTTGTTATCACTAATCCAATTAGTAACACTATTAATCTTGTTCTGAATTTTTGCTTTTCGCTGACGTTTCTTCTCCTCTTTTTTGAAATCAATAATTTCGACCTTATTCTTATTAAACATAATAAAATCTCCTTTCATGAGTTAAAGTTTATCTTTCTCATAAGAGGGGATGTAATAGTTGCGAAGGTTTAATCCTCAGTCTCACTTACAGTTCGTAAACGACACTCATATTCATTAATCTGAGCTTTATAACACTCCATAACAGCTGAATTCATAGGTGGGTCAAATAATAATTTTACCTTCAACCACACATAAGATTTCACAAGCTGATACAATCTCATATCTTCAATAAATTCAGACCATTTATTATTCTTATCCTCTATCATAAAGCCATCTGATGGACCGATACCTAACTGAGTTAATATAGTAAATACCGAATTTATGTGCATAATTATGTCTACATCGAAAGCATCATACTCCTCAGTTAAGCCAAGTAACTTCTTCACAGAAGTCAATATACTATCAGAAATATTCTCTGCTGCCATAACACTACTCCTTTTCAGGATTGATAATATTAATAAAATCGGTCATGCAATAACCATCTCCTGTTTCTGTATGAACTGAATAGAAACCATTAATGATGTTATCATTTAAAAGTTCCACGACAGAACCACAAGGAATTATCCCTATTACATCAGCTTCTTTATTTGGTTCTTTTCTAACCCTCAACTGCCCACAGTTTTCAACAGTTCCAAGAATTTTAATCTCTTCATTCTTTGTGTTATCATTTGACGATTCTACTAACTGTTCTGTCTGATTTGCTTTTTTTTCGCTCATAAGTAACCTCCTTCTAATGTCTCCATGGACACATATCATTTTTTCTTCTCTCTACAGGTGCATGTGGTAATAAACTTGAATCACCATAATGTATAGCATTGTGAGTATTCAATACTGTTGATATCAGATACTCGGGATTAAGAAGGTCATCATTTCTATTAATAATGTCTTCTGGTGTAATTGGGTTCATATGATGGATAATAATATTTCCTTGAATTTCATATCCATCACATGCCAAATCGCATCCTTTATCTCTGACAATGATTTCATTTCTAAGCCTTTTCCACTCTTTTGAGTTATAAAAAAATTGATTCAAATATCTGTCAAATCCAAATGTCTCTATTCCAACAGAACCATCTAATTTCAAATATTCAAATCTTTCTTGAAATGTCGGTAAACGGGTAAGCTCAGTATATGTTTTAATCATCCCACTCATACTCGTCACTCTCCCTTTGTGAATCCTGTCCGCTGTATCCTCTAAAAGCATCAAGTGCATTCTTGTATAATTCCTCTGCCTGCTCTGAAGATTGAATACTTTTTGTTTTTGCTTCTGTTAGAGCTAACTCTTTTTTTGTCTTCTCTAATTCAAGCTCTGCCTGTTTTGTTCCAAGCTTTAAATAATGAACAATAATCTGCGATGGTGCCTTACCAGACCTCATTAAATCCTCAGCACAATCAGTTGCAAGAGAAATCATCTGTTTCTGTCTTGCTTCTGGCGTGATTGCTGGTCGCATTCGCTGACTGGCAGTATCAGAAGATGAGTCTGGCTTAACTTTCCTCATAGTTACCGCCTCCTTTTAAGTAATTTCCGCACACTTTATATAAAGTTTCAGCAGGGTTTTAAAGAGTTTACAGAGACTATTGCACCACTCTTGTATATGAAAGGAGACAACCTTTAAAGATGAGCCAGCCACCGCTCAGTAATAATCCTATAAACTCTTTAAAACCCTGCTGATATGTCAGAACATTTTTCAAAAATTTCCCTCTGGGGAAAAAATAAAGACCGCCGCGATATGGGTGGGGGTATGTTTTTTAGACACCCCCCTATACCCTTAGACAGTCTGCGTGATTTTTAGTGTTTTCTTCACTTTCTTGTATATGTTTCTAAAATCATATTTGATAATTTCATCTATCGCTCTTTCAATCTCTTTATCATTCTCTTCATCTGATAGCTCATCCGATGTCCTTGCAATGCGACCAAGATACGATGTAGAGTGATAGCCTTTCTCCTCGTCATATAGCATCCATTCGGTGAACTGGTCGAACGGATCATAAGGGTTATCAATTGTTGTCAATGCACACTTAGTTACATCCATTCTTTATGTTCACTCCTTTCCATTCAGATACTTAGATACAGTTGAAGTAGATACTCCTAAAGCTTCTGCTATTTCAGATGTGCTGTAACCAGATGCAGATAGAGCTGAAATTCTACCTTGTTTAGCTGTACTAAGTGATGTTGTGGCACGAGGAGTAGCCTTTTGTCTTACAACATCAATATTAGTATTGTTTAGTATCTGTGTTAATTTGTTCTCGCTGATAGCACCAGCCTGTATAGCCTCCCATTCCTTATCAGTTATATCTATAGAAGTTCTCTTAGCTCCTACAGAATTACGGGCTTTTGAAAGAGCCTGCTGACTTGCCTTCTTAATTTCAGCCTTTGTCATATCTGGGTTATCTCTTTTCTTAGATTGAACTTCGGCATTCGCAATAGTCTGGGCTTGTCTTTCACGAGGGGCATTCATCAAAGCAACATTTAATTTTCCCATAAGGGAATCTACTTCAGACTGATAAGTTGCTTTTGCAGAAGCAGAATAGGCAATTTTTCCAGTATTAACCATTTCTCTTCTTGCCTGATTTGCTAAAGATTTCATAGAATTTGCATATTTTGCATATGCTTCTTCCTGTGGAGTACCGGATGATAATTCTCTTGCATCCTTAACTTCAGCCATCTTTGTACTCTTCTGAGTACGAACTTTTATTTTTCCATCTTTATCGGTGTATGTCTCTTTAACTTCTTTATAACTGAGAGAGCCATCTTCATTGATAATCGGACTTCCTTTTCTCTTTAATACAGAAGTTTCAGATTTTGCTCTTGAAATAAGAGTAGATGCACCTTCATGATAATGACCATTTGAATCTGTTGTACCTTGGTATTTTTTCTTCAAAGTTGCAATGTCGTTATCAATTTCACTCTGCTTATAATCAAGCTTATGTTTTTGAGCATCAATAACAACCATACTATGACGAACAGCTTTTGCTAATTCTGGTTCTGTAGCACCCTTCAAAGTCATATCTGTAATAAGGTTAGAAATCTTACCCATTTCCGTCTGAGTATTTGTCATCCTCTGGTATGTTCTACCATTTCTGGTGTAATATTCTTTTCCTTTAGAATCTACTTTTACAGGTTTGCTGGAATCTGGACCATATGCATCCTTTGTATCAAAATCCTCTAATCCTTTTAAAGAATGTGTAGAAGTAATTTTTACTTTGCTCTTTGAAGAATTACAAGGTATTACCATTACAGTATCGCCATCAAAGTCGGCTCCGGATAATCTATCAGCATTCTTTTTATTAATACCAATTGCATCAGCCGGAGTATTACCAAGAACTCTCTTTCCTTCAGCTAACTTATTATTTACTTTCAAAATTGGTATCTCAAAAGTTCCACCATGTGGATAACGAATTAAAGCGACTGTTTCACCATCCTTATAGTTTGGTGCATAAACTTCATTATCTTTAATCGTCGTCAATGGAAGTATTACCTGGTATTTCTGTCTTGGCAATGCTGCTGCCTGTAAATGAACAGCCGCCGAATCACAATCGTCAGCAAATGATTTCAATAAAGTTTTCTTTACTGTAGGATTGGTCAACGAACAAATCTCATCAAATTCGGATTGCTTATCTGCCGTTGCTAGACCCAACTGTTTTTTAATAAGAGATAGACTCTGTTTTGATAAGAACTGAGATGGAAGTGTTTTACTCCATTCGCCCCAATCTCCTTCTTCGGCTCTTTTATTAATTAGAGATAAACTCTGTTTCTTTCCAGTTACAGGGTCTGTATATTTCCCTTTTGGGTCATCGTAATAGCTTTGACCACCATGTTCCTTTATCAAAGAACCAAAAGGATTATCTGGGTCATTCTTAATATCCTTGAGAACTTCCATTTTAGGAACAGATTTTGATTTATTGGTATTGAAAATAACATCAACACCATCTGGCATATCATCAGAATAGACAGCCATTCCTTTCAGATATTTCTTTCCATCCACCATTATTCGAACCTGTGCATAATGCGAATCGCCTAATGATAAATCCTGGACTCCTCTACGAAGTTCTATAACGCCATCTTTGTTAATACCGCCATCTTCTTTGTATCTGATAGCAAGTCGATTAGAATCCATACTAGAAGGATATTCAAATCCTTTTCTGAAAGATTCACCGCCATCATAAGAAATATAATCTTTTACTGAATGCACATCATCATAATTGTAAATGTCTTTATACTCTGTTCCGGGTGGACAGATTACTTTTATATTTGTCTGCTTTCCAGGATTAGTAACCTGTGGAACTCCACCTCCATAAATTGGATAACCTTCCATTTCCAAAATATAAAGAGCCTGGTTAAGTTTCTCTTTTGAAACTCCAAGCTCTCTTTCAACTCCAGTACCGACATCAATCATGCCCTTTTTATCAATAAGCTTTCTAAGAACATCAGCTGTAGCTTTCGCCTGATTCATTCTGGCTTCTGAATTTTCATTCAATAAAGACCTTACAGATGAGTCATTTGCAAATCCCATCTTATCAGCAATTTCGTTCAAACTGTAACCTTTTTCTCTAAGGTCTTTGGCTGTTGCAACCTGCACCGCTCTTCTTTCATCTTTAGCCAGACTCATTTGTGTTCTAAGCTGAGTTGTTGTAAGTCCCATAGTCTTAGCAATATCTGTTTCACTCATACCAGACTTTTTTAAAGACTGCACACGACTCAGAAAATCTCCGCTATGCTGATAAGGGTTATCTCCAGAACCCCATGGATATCGACCAGATCTTCTGGCAACACCATAATGCATAAGCATATCATCTGAAATCTGAGATAATACTTTAGCTATTCGATTCATCGATTAACCCTCCTGTTCTTTTATTTTTCTTATGACCTTATCAAAGGTAATAATTTTATCCATAATTGGAACAATATCTTCTGCTGTTGGATTATGATACAGAACTTCGTTGTTCTGATAAATTCTTAATTCCATATCAATATCAGCAGGTTTTACTTTATATTCCAAACAAAAAAGAGCGGCATAAATCATAAGCTGCTCCATGTGTGCCGGAATTACTCCTGTCTTCAAATCATGAATTCTAAGTAATCCGGATCTGTATGAAATTGAGTCTGCTGTTCCAAAGCAGTTTTCAGAATAGAATAATGCCTGTTCTGGTGTCATCTTATAACCAATGGCATCATTAACATACATATTTAAAGTCTTTTGTGACTTTGGTAATTTCTGTCCCAAAGAAATACACTGTGCAGCAAATGCATGTAACACAGTTCCTTTCTGAGTAGCAAGAAATTTTGAATAGGCATCGGCAACTTTATCTTCGCTATAATTAATCCAATGATATTTACTAGCTCCGAGAAATGCGTGCTGTCCTTCAAGATTGGAATGATTGTTGAAGTTCATATAATACTTTCTCCTTGTTTTCCGGACAAATGAAACGAGAAAAAGACATCCTGTTCATTTGGTCCACATAATATTCTTGATTAGGCTGTTTACTAGCCGACGCACTTTTTTTACATTCCAAAGAAGCCCACTTATCATTATAAAGAATTAGCAGGTCTGGAATACCTTGAATATAACTTGCATCATTCTTCATAACGATGCATCCAGGAAAAAGTCTTTTAAGTTCTTTAATTAGATTAGCCTGGAATTTGTTTTCTAACATTTTGTAAGCTCCTTTCACAAATATCAAAAGAGAAAGTGAATGCTGTTAAAAATGCATATTTTACCTCTCTCCTCATAAAAGGGAATGTATTTTTCGCGTGCAAAAAAAGAGCGTAAAAAAAAACAGAGATACGATTAAGCATCTCTGTCTCAATAAAGTTATTTATGTTTATTATGCAATCTTTAAATATAATTCTCCATCCTTATCCAAATAACATACTTGATTTTGTAGGCAAGACTGTAAAACTGATTGCAATGGTTTTCGCTCAATGAACTCTTTTCCATTTCCAAGTAACTCTACATATTCAGCAATTCGATTCTCATAAATGGATTTGTCAATTTTCTTTAGTGGATGTCCTTTAAAATTTATAACATACATCTCTATAGCCGAGAAACTGGATAAAAGACGTTTTTCACACTTATCGATATATGTAAGAATATCTTTTTCAACATAAGTAATATAATCTGTTTCAAAATTTTGTGAGTAAAAGACTTCAAGTATAGTGCTCATGCAATACAGTTGTACTGATAATTGTAAACAATCTTTAATCTTAAAAGCTTTATTAACAAACTGTTCTAAATCATTACTGTCTTTAGACTTTACTAAAGAATCCAAATCTGACATATAGAACTCTATATCTTTTACCGCTGTTTTTCTTGCTGCCTGTAGGCTAATAATTGTTGCTGTTCTCTGATTATCATATCCCATGATTGAATTGTAATTCTGATATGCAGAATTAACAAAACTAACTTCTGACATCAACTCAGCTTTTTTATCCCCATAAAGAAACTCAAGAATCTTATCTGCTTTTTGATTAATAACTGTCAGATTATTATTAATATTTTTTAAGAAATATTGTCCCGAAGCCATTGCCATTACACTAAAAGCCCCCATCAATACAGCTTGCTGTCGCATTTGTGTCAACGATGCATGTCCTGCAATTCCGTGTTCTCCATAAAATGGCGTACCTAATTGCCCATTCTTATAATGCATTAAATCTGATATTGAAACACCATTTGGAAGATTCAGAATATATGCATTTGCTAATGTTTGAGCAGCCATGATTGATGGAAGTTCTTGGTGTAACATACTGATACTTGCTTTCTGATTAGATGATAATTCTAATTTACTTTTATTTGGTAATTCGTCACAAGCCATTATCTCGAAACTTTCAATCGGTTTAATCGCACTATCGTTTTTATCATTCATTATATTTCCCTCCATATTTAAACTATCAACATTATACCATAGCTGAAACTAAATTTAAAGTCGCTTCTTGAGCTGGAACTACCTTCTTGGACAAAAACCCAAAAATTTTTGCTAATTATATATATTTATTAAACTTTTTCTTCGCATTAAAGTTGAAAAAAAAGTGGGTTTTTGACCAAAGTTGGATATCCAAGAACTCGGAACCCGCATAAATACTGGGTTTGCTGGCATTCGGTCTATGGACAAAAACGTTTTAAAAAGTGGGCAGAAAACCCAAATTTTTGACCAAAGTTGGATATCCATTAAATATTTTTCACACTTTTGCCCAAATTTGTCAGTCTTTGCCCGTTTTTATTTTCCCAAAAGTGGGCAGAAAATGACCCAAAATGATTAAATGGATATCCACGAATTCAGCCAATTTTTATCAATTTACCCAGTATGTCTCAGCAAATTATGTTGCATTCTTAGTCCTCTTCTCAGAATTTCAGCCTTTGGCATACCATATTCAGTCGATAATTCATCCAAAATAGACTCCTCACCGTCTGACAAACGCAATCTATACTGCTTATTTTTTACTTCTCCGTCGTCTCTAGGCGGTCTTCCACGCTTATTCACCTACAAATTCACCTCCAAATCTTAAAAATTTCTTCTGTGATACGGCATATTTCTGCGGAATATTGGAATATATGTATAATCTCTACAAATATAAAAGTCTTCGAAATGATGATACTTTCTTACCTTTACAGGTTCCTTCTTACCAAAAATCTTTAAAAAATCACCAAGTAACTCTTTGAGTTTTTCTGAAATTTGTAGAATCATTTCCTTGAACTTTTCCCACGCATTAAAAAATTGTTCGTAATTTATGTCTTCTAATGTCATTTAAAATTACCTCCAAATCTTACCAGTTTTTGAGTCTTTTACTACAATTCGTTCCTCAATATGAAATCCAGCCAACTCACATATAGTAAATATAGTATTTAAAAGCTTGTGAAAACGTTCTTCATCTTCTGGTGATGTTTTGTTTTCTACAGGTGTTTTTTCTACATTATTTATTGCACTATATGCAGTTGGGTCCGGATAACCTTCTGGATTTTTGTAATCATTTCCAATAGTCATTCGTATTTGTGTCCCCCTTTGTTCAGTTATTTTCTTTCGATAGCATTCCTATCTTCCTTTTTTAACGCCTTCTGGATGTCATTAATATTGTAACTATGACCTTTTTCAATCATAGTCTTCATAATTTCACTGGTCGCTCTCAGCCTGGTCGCTCTCAGCTTTAACTTATATTCAAAGATTTCCAAAATTCTGGTTGTAAGTGTGTATACCAAGATAAACACCGCAAATAACAGTATTAAAATAGGTAATAACTCATTAATTGTCATCTTTAATTTCCTCCTGTTGAATATTTTTCTGATGTAATGAATTTAAGAAGTCTCTTACAGCATCTTCCGAATTGTCGTCAATCGTAACTGTTGTGTTTACTGGCTGTACACTTTTGGCGATACTTTTCAAACTCGCATCTATAGACTTTAGAGTTTTTAAAATATCAGTATCATACTTATCATGTGTCATATTGTTTTGTTCTCCTTTCCGTTATGCCATAATTTCTTATCTGATAAATCCCACTCAAGAGTTGCTCCGCATAATGGACACTTCTCGTCAGTCTTTTTAGTTGAGTGCTGTACCTCTCGCCCACAAACACAATATCCATAAATTACAGAACTGACATGAGACTTCCAATAGTCTTTTACTATAACTGTCAAAATATCACTCCTTACCAATACTCTTATATTCTGTGTAAATCTTATTTTGGCAGTAATATAAATTGTAATCGTTTTGTTCTATATACCACCATAATTTTTTATGACCAGCTTTTAAATAATCATAACAGTAATAAGTTTCTTGATAGTGATTATCTACCATCTGTCTGAAACTAAGCTCGTCAATATCATCCGAATTAGCACAAAATACAGCTATACGATTAATAAGATCTTCTGTAAAATTCTCGGTCACTACAAACACAACCCTGACGATTGCACAATTTCGTCTCCTAATACTGTATAACTGCTCTAAGCTATGTAAGTGGTAAACTACTCTGTCAAATGCATCATATGGTGCTCCAGAAACATTAGGTAAACTCGTATGAAGTCCTATGTTTAAATCCTCTGTAATTTCAAAGAATTTATCATACCAGTCCTTATGTTCACTATAATTCCATAATGGGTCTCCGCCTCCAGATAAAGAAACCCAATTACACTGATTCCTTACAATCTCGAGCCGCAATGAGTCCAATCCGTTAATTGTTGTTTTTGGAATATCTAAGTTGTTATTCTTGACGATGCAATATGGACAAGTATAGTGACATCCAAAGTTGGTGATAATACTTATATATTTATCATTCATTATTTTTCTCCTCTTTCACAATTCCATGGTTCTGGAAATAATGCTTTTATATAAGGTGGTATTGTGGCTTCTGTAATCAGCTCAGAATACGGAAGCTCTTCAATCCACTTACAGAATTCTCGCCATTCATCCAGCTTATGGTCTTTGCGAGACTTATAGATATTTGTCAGCACCTCATAATTCATCATAACGTTGCGTGTCTGGTTATAACTGCTCGGAAGAAGCTGAATCATCTGCCACCAATCACCTTTGTTCTTTGTTTTTAAATATATAGATCTTGAATCGTTTAAATCGTCTATCGTGATTTCTAAAACTTGTCTTGTTTGAGAAGCTAAATGTTCCGTCGAAAAATCATCCAGCGTAAACTCCTTCTCAGCAATCTTATGCATCGTACTACAGCTATTAGCAACCGTACCAACCTTATAAGTATCGAATTCTTTCCACCAATATAAAGGTGCAGTTATTCTAACATACACCGGCATCATTCTCATAAACTTTCGATGATCGGTACCTGCTTTAGATAACCGCAGCATGAGATTAGCATCATTAGTTCCAATAAAATAGTCGTCTGACCATTGAGCATTGGTTACCCTTGTTGCTTTTCCACAACTGCTATCACTCTTTTCCCACGAATTCATCGGATTTCTCATTCCCTCAATAATAAACTTCATCTGCTCTGGACTTGCCAGAACCACATTTTCTAATTTAATCATATTCAACCTCCTAAAATAAATAAACCAGCATTACAATATAATGTAACACCTGATCTGTAACATAATTAATTTTGTGATATCTAGCCTTTAAGGCATCGATTATTAAATGTGTAATAAATATGATCAAAATCTGCCAAGTAAAATCAAAGAAAATAAGGAATGGTAAACAATATAACACACAATGCACAATTAAATGATACCAATTTTCCCCTTTTGTTTTTGCTATAAAATCAGATTGAAAGGCATAGTCGCCTATCAAATGACAACATATCAATAATATTATTATTTTAATTGATTTCATTTTCATCTTCCTCCTCCTTAATTTGACATGTATAATCATACTTAGTAAAAGACCTAGACCCTTTCCACCAGTCAATAATTGGAGTCATTATCATAGTTTCAAAATCTACATTTGAATTATTAATCTCAGAGTCTAATATTGTATACTCATAAATTGGGTCAGTGCAGGCAAAATCTAACGTGGTATTATATATTCGTACTTGCCATTTGCCATTATGTCTACCAATGTGCTGAAGTTTAAAACATAAATGATCATGCATTTCAAAAAATTCTTTAATCATGCTTTTTCTCCATTTCTTTCATAGCTGCCATAATTCTAGCATGTTCTTTATCTACACCATCTTGAAATCCTTTTGTATAAGCACGATCTAATTCTGCTGCATTCTGAGTGGCAGTTTCCCAACGCGAATCAATACTAGGACCATACACTTTGCTCATTCGGATTAACTGAATGGCACGATCGAATTCTTCTTTTTCAACTACAATTTTATAATTATTCAATGCAAAGTCACTCAAAGTCTGAAATATAAATTCATCTTCAGTTTCAGCCATTTGTGTTGTTATTGTTCTAATTGTTTCATCCATTATTATTCCTCCTCTTCTTTTAGCCAAATTCTGATTCTATCATTGTATGTATCAATCTTTTTGACTTCTCTATTTAATAAATCTTTTGAAAAATATTTTGATGCATAACGATTGCGACCAAATATTACAGCTGGGAATGTTTTATCCATAATAGATACCTCACAGCAGGAAATCATTAATATATCTTTTAATTTTATCATTTCTTTTTACCTCCAAAAATCT